GAGTTGGTGATAAGTTAACGAGTTATTCGCATCTATCACCGTCTCAATATCTTCTAATAATTCTTCTAATTCTTCTATGGGATCTTCGGTATTAACATAGGCTCTTATAGTTATATTTAAAAACCTCCATTTATTTCCACCGCCCCAATATTCTCTTGTTTCTGTTCCTGCAGCCATATGTATAGCAGGATATTGTTCTATTTCGTCCCAGAATTTCATTCTGGTTTCTACATTATTATCTAAACGAGATCTATAATTGCCTGAGCCGTCTATTTCTTTAAGTTTATCGGCTAAAGCATTTAGTATTGCACTTCTTCTTGTTGTATTACTTCTAGACATTTAATTATACTCTTTTCCATACATTTGGCATTACTTTGCCTTCTGAAAAAATGAGTCTCTCTAAAGCTTTTTCTATTAGATCTTTTGGATCTCTTGCAGGAGTGAATTGTCTTCCTCCTGCTTCAAAAGTATTATAACGTTCTAAATTATAAGTATATTCTGCTCTTAGTTGATCTCCTGTTTGTGTAAGACTTTGTAATTGTACACTATTTGCAAAATCACCACTATCATATTGAAGTCTTGGATAAATCATTCTTCTTTCTAACTCATCGTGGATTTTATTTCTAATTTTATTTTTAATTAGTGCATAACTTTTAGTTCCTTTTTTTCCAGACATGGACTGTTTACGAGCTGCTGCCTCTTCTTTTCTGCTATAAGCTAATAAATCTTTCTTTTTTATTGCGCCTGTTACTCCTGTAACAATTATAGCGGCTTGTCTTATCTTATTTGTTTGTGTATTCTTATATTTTCCTTGTTTTATTGCTAATTTTGCTGCATTTCTCGTATCTTTAAAAGCTTTAGCACTTGCTCCTGAAACTTTAAGCCAAGGTTTTATAAGTCTATCTACTAGATTATCTTCTATTTTATAACCTACCCACATACCCATTTTAGCACCACTTTTTTCTTTTGTAGTTATAGATTGATATAACCACGATTGTAAAGATAGTTCTCTTTTTTGAGCATCTGCTTTATTTTCACTTGCCATTTGACTAGAAACTATAAAATTAGCTTGAATATCTATATTATCGTCTGTTACTGCTACAGTATGAACATCTAAAACGCATTCTGCCTCATCTTCAAATTGCATATAAATTTTTCTTTGGCGCAGATGTTCATCTTTAGAAATTTTACCATCTTTAAAATCTTTTTCTGTTTGTGCTGCGAAAGCTTCAGCCTGTAAAACAGAAACAGCTTTACCATGTTCTCCATGTCCTAAATGCATACCGAGCAGAGTATCATCCGTTATTGCTTGCTTGTCTTTTGTCAGACCTGTTTTTTGTGCTCCAGAATCTCCTCTCATAGCTGAACCTAAAAGACCTGTATCTTTTAATGCTCCTGCTTCTTTTGCTGTAAGCTTTTTCTGTTTTACCATTGCAGCTATTAATATATCAGATATTTTAGGTGCAATTTGTTTACTCCACACCTCATCCATTTTATTATAGTTTCTAACGACAAAAACTTTAGTATTTTGTCCTCCAACTTTACTTCTTGCTTTTTCTCTATTCCTATTATATATTTTCCAAATTTCTTTAGTATCCTTATCAGTTCTACACTTCTTATCCGCCTCGCCCATATATTTTATAACTATTAGATCCATAGCTTCATACATTTTTGGAGTTACATTTGAAGATAGTAAAGGTTTTCCTCTTATTGATTTAGGTATAGGTACATTTTTATCTGAAGCTCTTTCAAAAGTTTCAGACTTAGTTATATTTACACCTGTAAATCCCTTAAATATTTTTTTAAGTATTTTTGGTTGATATACATAAAATTGACCTAATCTTACTGCTGCTGCTGTACGACCAGCTTCACCTTGAGCCCATTTCGTCCAAATTGCTTTAAAAGAATTATCTTTAAACATCTCCTTCAGATCTAGTGGATTAACTTTTTTAACCATTTTTTATATTACATCTATTATTTTGTACATATCTAAGACGCGCTTGATATGGTCGGGGAAGCCAATATCATCTCTGATAGTGGTCGACGCTTCATTCTGAAGTGTAGCACCTGCCATCGATCTTCTACCCTTATATTCTTCTTTAAGATAATAAGTAATAAGATCATAGATTGCCAGTTTTAAATCTTCAGGACAAATTTCGTAACCTGCGCGATACGTGACTTTGACGGCTGCAAAGCCTTTTGGAAAATATTTAATACCTGCATCACCATTTATTCTATAAACTCGATCATGCTCCGCATCCACATAATAGTCAGTATTTTCAGTTAAAGTCGTATAGCTATTAGCTATTGAATCTCTTTCCTGTAATAGTCCAACACTAGTAAGTGGTGATTCTGTTAAAAATAATTCTGAGGTATAATTATCATGAATATCAAAGTTCTCTACTTTATTAGCTACAGCATAGTCTATTATTGAATTTCCAGTATATGTTTTGACTAATGCACTTACAGCAGAAACTAAAACATTTAATTGATTATCATCTTTATTATGCTCTATTTTTTTGTAAGTTTTGTACTCTTGAGTAGTAATTAAATTCATTTATTTTTCCTAAAAATCTGGGAGGCAATAACCTCCCAGATTACCCAGCTTTAAGATGCTTTGTATTGTAGTGCCCACTTAGAAGTAGCTGCATCGATTATATCGATAAAGCCAATTCTTTGAGACGCAACAAGTACTCGGCGTTGGTTAGCAACTTCATAGTCGCTTTCAATTGTCATTCCTCTTAGACGTCCTTTAATGAACATCTTAGGGTTGACTGCTACAGCGTAGTATTTACCTACAGCAGGGGTTGCGAATTCATCGCATAGAACAACTGGAGAACCATAAACCGTTCCAACTGATCCTTTAACTTTAGAAGCTAAACTTTCGCCAACTAAGTTGACATCTTGAAATTCAGCGTCGTCCATTAAATTGAACCACTCAGTTTGGTTGACAATATAAACAACATCTGCTGCGTTAACACCATATTTGCCCATATTCTTACGTGCTGCTAATAGATTAGCTGCTGTAAGGGATTCACTTGCAAATGCAGTTGTTGATTGAGTCTTATCACTATCCGCTGATGCGAGAGAAATAAGTCCATCAAAACATGCACCACTTGTTCCAAATGGTCCGTCTGCGAGGTTTCCAACTAAAAGTCCGCTTTCGATAGATCTAGCGTGTGAACGAATCATTGATTCACGAATTAATGGAAGAACAGGCATAATTGCATCTTCTTCAGTTTCGTTACCAAGATATGATTGTGAAATCAATTTCTTAGTTGTCAATGATCTTTCTGTTAAATCTATACCACCATAGGCTGATCCATAAGTATCGCCTCTTTCTGCCAAGTTTCCATGTGGGCTAGAGCCCGATGCTGTTTGGTTACTTTGGAATTCTGCGTAACCTGCATCTGGAAGGACAGGAAGGATCATGGTAGCTGCATTCATTGCAATTTCGCTAAACATAGGAGCGATAATCAATTGATTTTGAATATCTCGTTCTACGTTTGTTGAAACTTCTTGCTCGAAATCGGCAGATGAAACACCTACACCTGAGTGTGCATTCTGTTTTTCCATAACGGATTTACCGTAATCGGTATCTTCGATAGGTTTACCTAATGCTTTACCCAAGAGCCATGCATCATTAATATCTTGTTCATTATAAAAGCCCTTTTTCTCTCCTTTATTGGAGAAAGTTCTTTTAGATTCACGAATATTCATGATTTCTTCTGACTTGGTTTTCAATTCATCTTTTAGCTCTTCTACAACTTGTTCTAGGTTTGAATAGTTTTCGTCAACACGTCCTTCTAGATCAGATACTAATCGTTCTGCTCCTTCAGTTCCTGCTTTAACAATACTTTCTACCTGTGCTTTCTTTTCTTGAATTTCTACTTTAGCAGCGGCTTCATTTTCTGCGGCTTCTTGAGCTTCAGCTTCCGCTTTAGCTTTTTGCTCTGCATGTTGCATAGCAATAGTTGCAGCCGTTTTTTGTGCCACTTCTTTAGCAAACTCTTCAAGATCGAAGTTTTCTTTTGTATCAGACATTTTCGTTTCCTTGAGTACAGTCTGTTTGACTGTTGCTTCTGGTGAGTCTATATTAATAGATTGACCAGGTTTGACAAAGTTAGATTTCCAATCCTGATATTCATCATCAGAATCGAAAGCCTTTGCCACAGAGAAGGTCGCTGCTTGATTAGCGGGTACTGATACCACACTAATTTCAAACAATTCTGCGTCCTTGATTCTATAGCCGTCGGTTTCCTCTATATAATCAGCATCCTTGACTCGGAAACCAACGCTAAAAGCTCCAAGAACACCTTCTTTAATTAAATCTCTAATTTTTCCAGCTGATTGAGATATTTTCCCTTTTATCTTTAATCCAATATCATCAACACCTAACTCAGTTGTTTTACCGATAGGATTATGATAATCATGGTTAAAAAGGATTATAGGATTATTTTCATAATCCCCAATTCCACCTTTCGACCAAGCATCAGGATTTATAATATCTCCAGCTCTATCTTGATCTTTAGTGCTAGCGTAACCTTTTATACTTACGCTACCATCTTCGTTTTCGCTTACTGCTTTAAAATTAGATGTTAGATTAAAAATTTTTTTCATTTATTTCCCCTTTTTTCCTGCTGAATTAGCCTTAATTTTTGGTTTTGCCTTAAATTTTGGCTTAGCAGAAGGCTTAGGTGCTGGAGCAGGCTTAGTAGCCTTCTCGTATTCCTCTGGAAAATTCACCTTAATTATTTGTATCATTCTAGCCCATGAACCTGTTAACTTTCTAATTGCTCTTGCTCTATGTGGAGCATCATCTTGTGCAATATAAGTTTTCATGTTCATAATTTCACCTTTTTTGGCAAAATATTCAGCTACTGATTTAACTATTTTCTTCGTTCGTGTCATTTTGTTCTTCCTCTGAAGGTCTTCCGCCTTCACTTGGGTTTGCTGCACTTCCTGCTATATTTGCAGGAACTCTTAAATCATCGTGTCCCTCAACTGGTTCCATTCTCATGGAATCTCTAGCTTCATTTGGACTCATTATTCCGCCATTTACTAAAGTAGTATAATAGGCAGCTTTATCCCTTAATTCTGGTTGTAAGGCTGGGATATTACTTATATCTTCTAATAAGTCAAATCCGAAAAACCTTTCAAATGCGTAATTTATTTTCCTAATTATAGGTAGTATAGTTTCTAAATAATATAACCTATGATTTGGTCTAATGTTTGCATTGTTTCCACTATCTAAAAGAAGTGGGGGTATTCCCAATGCTTGTAAAATAATTCTTTCATTCGCTACAATACTTGGTTGAAAATCTAAATCTTTAAAGTTTACTTCATTTAAATTATCAATCTCAAGTCCACCATCTAAGATTAAAGGTCGTCTTCCGCCTGTATTTGGGTTATATCTAACCCTCCAAGCTGCCAACATTCTTTCTTTAATCTTCTCACTAAGAGTATTTGGGCTTTTAAGTACTAAACCTGGTACTGCTCCATTCTTAAAGAAGTTATCTTGAAAGTTTCTCATGCTTCCTAGAAGTTGCATGGTTCTCCATGCTGGTTTTAATCTAGGAACTCCCCTGTAGATTGAATTAAAAGAATTTTCTTTTATATGTATAATCTCACTAGGAGAATAGTCCACTTGTCCTTCATAAATAAACTTAGTTATGTATTGAGTCTCATGTGACTCTATTTCAACGTTTTCTGCAGGTAATTGGTATAAATGCATTCCATCGAAATATACAAAAATATTACCATCAATTAATAAATCGATAATAAGATTACGTTTAAATGAATTTATATCCTGAAATGGATTAGGTTCAATGTTTAGTAGAGAATTAACTCGTGATCTTCGGATGTTTTTTACGACTGGTTGTAGTCCTACAACTTTATCTCCCACGTCAACGGGAATCTCAGCTACATCATCAACTATCATGTTAACGCCTCTATTTACAACTTCTTGTTGCTCATAAGCGTTTCGATAATTTATGGGATTTTCTCTAGTAGTTATATTAAATCCTTCTTCTCTCGCTATAAAAGGTTGAGCTGGATTTAATTTTTCTGTTCTACCTGGAATAAATCTATCGTACCAAGCCATAATGTTTATCTCTCTGTTTCTCTACCCATCTGGGCTGCTTTCTTGCAGTTATCATTTTGGGTCTTTTTCCATATATTGAATGTAATCTTAAGTGGTGAATATGACAAAGAGTCACAGCATCTTCAAATAGTTCTTTAGAGTATTCTTCTATAAACGTATCTCTTATCTGCATTATTTCTTCGACCGAATTGATCTTAAGATTATGTTTTACTATCCATCGTTCAAGTAATTCAGTCAAACTATAATAATGATGAAAGTCTAAACTTTCTTTACTACCACAAATATAACATTCGGTATTTTTCTTATACTTAGACTTTGCTCTGTCTCTTATATATTTAACCAAGTCTCTCTTAAGATTCATATACTTCAGCCTTAATAATAATTATACTAAAAAAGTACCTTTTTGTCAAGAACAATTTTTTTCATGGTGTGCTTATTTAAAAAGTTGTGGCTACAGTCTCAAATGTATAAAGTGCATATCTAAGCGCGTCTGCCATATGAGAGTACTCGTTATGCTTAGGCTTTTCTCTCATCAAGTTGGGATTTGGATCCCACTGATACTGGTCTAATGCCTGTAAAACATGAGAGCATCTTTGATCTACAACTAAATTATTATTATCTACTATTGCTGCTACATGTCCAATACCGTCCAAAATTGATTTTTTTGCATTGATTGTTGAAATATCAAAATTCTGTGCAAAGTCAAATCTAGTTTGTTGGGCTGCAGAGTCAATATAAATCCAATCTATATCCCACTTTTCCATTAACCCTCTAATTACAGTAGCATGTTGTTCAGTAGTTCTTTCTGCATCCATATACTCATCTATTAGATAATATTTTTGTTTGTCCCATTCATACCCTATTACACAAAAGGCTGTTGGGTCTTTGTATCCGACATCAAGCCCCGCAAACACATCCATTTTAGCAATATCAATCTCTGAAAGGTCGGAAGTACATTCTTTGTAATCAAAGTTCCAAACTTGTCCTTCGTAAACATTAAAGTCAGCGAGATATTCTTGACTGAATTCTGCTTCTGACATTGCTTTTTTAGCTTCCACGATATCGGTTGGACTATGCCTCGGATTTTCGTGATAACTTGCTCTAATTGAAATCCATTCTGGGTATTCATCGTTATATCCTCTATTATAAAAGTCTGCAAACCAATTATTTCTTCCTCGAGGGGTAGATATAAATAATGCTTTACTGTTTTCTTTATCTAGTGTAGGTCTGAGTGCAATATTGAAAGCGTCTCGACCATCAACTAAAGCGGCTTCATCAAATATAATAAGATCATATGATCTACCTACACAAGAGTCTACCTGATTAATTGAACCCATTCTTATAGTTGAACCATTAGATAGTTCAATTATTCTCTCCTTGGCATTATCCCTAGTTACTTCTAAATCAAAATGTTTTATAAGGTTTCTTTGTAAATCAAACGAAATTTGAGATAAAGAGTAGTTAGGTGACATTAAAAGAATATGCGTACTAGGAATTAAAGCCATCAACTGTCCAATTACATTGGAAATATATGTTTTACCTTGTCGTCTAGATAGAGCTGCACATACAAATCTATATTTTGGATTGTTTATTGCATTAATTAGTGCAATTTGTGATGGGATAGGTTCAATATTTAGTAAGTCTAAATAACCTTCTACAGGGAGCTTAAGGAAACGTACTGCTGAGCCGTAATCCATAATATTACTTGCAGTAATATCTTTTCTACTAAGTTCTAACATTTTCTAATGGATTGTATCGCTTTCAGGAAGTATATTTTTATCGATTAGACGATGCTTCTTTACCAAGTTATATATATGAATATAACCTCCGCACAAGTCCGCTAAAGCCCATTCTTCTTCAGTGAGTTGTGTGTCTTTGTCTTGCAGTTGCTGAAGCGTATGTATCGACGCTTCGGCTATATAATCTAGCCATTCCGCTTTATTAAGTCTTTCCATTAAAGTCTCCCTTGTAATAGAGTTATCCTTCAGTTAAACAAGCTACAAATTCTATACTACCTTGACTTGCATATATTACATCAGTGGATTTTTTTGCTAGAATTATTGTAGCATCTCCACTACCTGCAGCTCCTAGATTACATGTATGTCCAACTGTTCCTGCTGCATTTAATACAGATATAATTCCTGCAGTACCACCAGTATGTTGGCACAGTACTTTAGTAGCACCATTTATAGTTGATCCATTAGCAAAACTATCGCCTGCTGCTTCTTTTGCTGATAACAATTTAATTGCTCTCATTCTTTTCTCCTAACGCTTTTTGCGTCCTTTTCTTTTTCTCTTAGACTGGCGGTATTTAATAGCGCGAAGTCTACGCTTCGCAGCTTTCTTAGTCTT